TTTACAATTGTGTATAATGGTATCTGCTTCATAGTATCAGTGTATGTTGGTGTAGTGCCAGTAATGTAGGTAATACCCATTGTGCGGTTTGCTATATTACACTCCGCTACAAGAGTATATGTAGCTGTGCCGCTAACCACTGGCATTTGTATTGTAGTAGTATGTTCATTTACACCAAATCTGCCGCCTATAAAACATGCACCTGATTGAATTGTTAGTGTGCGGCTACTCGCAGTAGTAGCAAACTCATTCAAATAATTCTTACTTACTCCATCACCTGTTAGTCCATTCATAAAAGTGCTAAACTCTGTTGATGTATATTTGTATGTATCATCATCACCAGACAAGTAGTCAAACATACCGAAAAACTCAAAATTAGCCATATGTTTTCTACCTCCTATATCAATTAGTTCTTACCCACATATACACACCAATGTAAGGTTGTATGTTGTTGTGGGATTGCCCGCCACCAGTTGCGTTTATTGCTGGTTGAGCGTATGTAGTATAATAGTAATCTGTGCCTGTTCCCGCGTTTCTTGGTCTATCAAAGTTTGTGCCTTTGCCTACTGTGTTAGCAGTATCACCAAGATTGTGCCTGTGTTGTTCTTGGGTGTGGGTGTGGCTTGGCATTTCATTTTCAGTAAGTGTGTGGGTGTATTCGCCACCAGTAGCACCAAGTGAAAATGTTTGTGATAACCCATTACTATCTGTTCCTGTGCCTGCGCCAATCAAAACCCTACCTTGTGCGTATCGTTGCCAAGTGCCGCCAAACACATTTTGCGGGTTGAAGGTTGAGGAATTACTAATATAGATGGAACCAACAGGATAGATATAATTCAATATATTTCCAGAATGGAGAATGTTGTAGGTTGTGGTTGTGCCGCTAACCTGATTTTGTAATTGAAGTGCGCTTGCGGCATTGCTTACACCACTTGGAGACTTCAATGTAAGTGTGCGGCTATTGCTTGTGTTATCACGCATCTGGATAGCCAAAGAACCTGATGAACTTGTGGTAATCTTACCATAGTTGTTTGTTCCTATCTGCATTGTAATATCTGGTGTAGTGTTTTGAATTACTGGATTGTCAGTAAATGTCTTTACTCCCGCAACAGTTTCCGCGCCAGTGATATGGACACAATCGCTTGTATCTCCACCACCACCACCGCCACCGCTGCTTTCACTCTTTATAAGTCCTGTGCTGTTGCTTTGGATTTGGTTCAGTGTGCTTGTTAGGTTGTTTCCATCTACACCAAATGATAGTTGTAGTCTAAATTGGTTTTCTTCATACACTTCTGTAATCTCATTCAATCTAAAATCAAATGATATACCCAAATTACTATCTACCAGTGTTCCAATATCTCCTAAATCCCATCCGCTTTTATAACTTGATATAAGAGCGTTTGACGCTTCACAATTATAAATCATATTGGTTCCATACTCTGCCAACTTCTGTTCTCCGCGTGAATTAAGAGCAAGATAATCGTCTAAATCGCGTGCATCAACATAAACTTCCATTCTGTCAATACCCATCTTACTACTATCTTTCACATAGTTAATTCGCGTTCTATCGGCACCTTCACCTTGCCCACAAACAAGAGCATAGTTAGGAACATACTTTACTTCTTCCAAACTACTGTTTAGAACTCTGTCAAGACTATAACTAACTACAAGCCTATTATTTGTAGTCTGTGCAGCAGTGCGGTCTTTACCTTCATATGCGGGACACCACCATATTACTGGTTTTGTGTTATCCCATCCTGCGCGCGAACTCTCCCCTACCCCTATATTCGCATACCATCCTAATCCATAGGTTGAAGCAAGGGTTGTAAGTGTATCGGCAAGGTTATCATATGTGATATTTAGGCTTGTGCTTTCACCCATAGTATCATAACTTTCTGATGCTATTAGTTCTCCTGGAACCCTTGACGCTCTCCCGCGAGTAAGCAAACCATATTGTATTAGATAATACATAATCCTACCAGCGGGTTTATTATTCCAATTACTCTTTGTTCCCCATTGTTCGCTATTATCACCATAAGGGTCTATCAATTTTAATTCTGTAATTCCTTTTAACTCTATTCCAGAAAAGGTAGTAGTATCATCTTCATTGCTAATGGTGGTAGCGGTTTGATGTATCAAACCGCATACCCCATCACTCAACTTAATAAATCTTGCTTGGCGAAAACGCTTTACATTAGGACTACCATTTGCTATTACTATTTGCCATTCTCCTATTCCAGAATATGAGCGATTGAAAACACAACTAATGAAATCATCAACCACGCCAACTAATTTCAAATCCATATAGGGTTGTGTGGTTCCGTTGTAGTAATCATTTCTTTTAAAATCATACAATTCTATATTCATTCGCCATTCCCCCATTATACACCACTATACCACTGATAGTAGTATAGTATAACCTTTGGTGTGCCTGTATCAGCAGTGAATGTTAGTTTTGTTCTGCCTTGCGGCAACTGGAAGAAACTACTACCCAAATCTATAAGGTGGAATGCGTCATCGGTTCTTTCTGTTGAAGCAACATAGTGTTTTACATTCTTATCTCCATATCCTGTTGTGATAGTTAGTAAGTCGCCATCTTCCAATTCTGTATTAACCCTGATATACTCGCCTGTTGTCAGGTTGTTAAGTGTTGGGTTTATACATTCGTCTTGGAACTCTGCGCGAATAGCACCATTCACATCACCATTATAATTCACGATTATACTACTTCCCGCGTCTGCGAATGTAGTATTATTTATTAAAAGCGGGAATGATAAGCCGCCTGTATAGCCTTGTAGAATTATAGCGGTTTCGTCTACATCGCGGAAGAATGGATATGTTGCGGTTAGTTCAATTTCATATTCTTGTATTCTTCCAAGCCTTTCGGTAATAGATAGTGGCGTTGAAATAAAAACATCAATCGCAACCTTCAACACATCATTCTCATAGATAAGTGTTCCCTTCTGTGTTGGATTGAAAACTGTTTGTAAGTTGCGGCGAGTAGCATATACAGCCGCCATATCATTATTGGCTGTGAGGAACCTAATTGTTATTACTCGCGTTCCCCATCCTATGTTATCCAAGGTATAGCCAAGTTGTCTATAACCTTGCGTCATTGTTGGCACAACTTCTGCTGCGGTTAGTCCTTCATATTCAAGTAAGACATATTCATCATTATAGCCAATAGTGGCAGAACCGCCAGAAGCGTTTGTATAAATAAATCTTTCCATTATGCGAACACCCCAACCAGTTGTTTATTTAATTTCTTCTGTTCCTGTATTACTTCAAATGGTGTTAGGTTGCGCTGTGTGAAGTAGTTATTTTGAACCACGCCACCAGCCGTTAAAGCGCCATTAGAGCCTTTGCCGCCCTTCGCGCCATTGATAATAGCATCTGCGTTTAGGGAAGGTCTAAAAGCCCTTTCTGTGTCTCTGGCAAGGTTTTGAACTTGGTTTATAATACCATCTGCGCCATTAGCAATACCGATTTCAAAACCTTCATCAAAATATTTACCCATCTCTTCCATAACTTTTGATGGAGAATGGATACCGAACCAACTCTTAACTGTATCCAATGCACCTTTACAAATGTTTTGAACTTTTTCTTTAATGGCACTGGCACCATTTTCAATACCTTTCTTCAATCCATCTACTATGTTGCCGCCAGCCTTTTTAAAATCATCAAACAAGTTCTTTACCGCGTCAAGTGCGCCATTTATCGCATTCTTCGCGGCATCCTTTACTTTACTCGCCCCATTAGCAATACCATCTTTAACCTTACCAATAGCATCACTACCAAAGTTTAAGAAATCAGTAAAGAAACTCTTTATCTTTTCTATGGCACCTTTGATAACATCGCCTGCGGCATCTGCAACATTAGTTGCCATACTTACAATACCGTCTTTCACCTTTGTTAGTAAATCTTTACCAGCATTCAAAGCAGTATTGAAGAATGATTTGATTTTCTCAATAACGCTGTTAATAATATCGTTTGCCGCACTAACCAAGTTCTGTGCGGTTGAAGCAATACCATCCTTCACTTTTTCAAATAAATCCTTGCCTGTTGTAAGTGCGGTATTGAAGAAAGATTTCACTTTCTCTATAACACTGTTGATAATGTCATTTGCGGCAGTAAGGATACTATCTATTGTTGATGCTATACCATCTTTTACATTATTAAATAACTCTGTTCCTGCTTCTAAAAATCCGCCTACAAAAGTAAGTATTCCATCTATTACAGACTGTATAGCATTATTTACATCTTCTAACAGGGTGGGTAATACACCATCTAATGCTTCGCATAGTTTATTCCATAGTTCCTTTCCTATTTCTAATATGTTAGACAAATATGTTTGTAATCCTGATACAATAGCATCTATAATTTGCGGTAATGCTTCTATAAGTGCGCTAACAACATCTGGTATTGCTGTTATTAAGCCACCTAATAAATCAATTCCTGCTTGTATTAGTTGCGGTATTCCCGCTACCAACGCATTTACAATGTTTTCAATGATAGCTGGTAATGCCGCTACCAGTTGTGGAATAGCATCTATAATTCCTTGACACAATCCCATCAGTAATTCTATACCCATACTAATCAACTGTGGCAACTGTGCGGTTAGGTCTGTAATCATTTGAGTAATTACAGAAACCATAGTCGGTAGTATTTGCGGTAGACTATTAGTTATTCCTTGTAATAGTTGCGTCAAACACTCCATACCAGCATTCAATATATCTGGTAATAGTGAGATAATACCATTTACTATTTCTATTAGTATTTCTGTTCCTGCCGCGAATAGGTCTGGTAATGCTTCTGTGATAGCACCTAACAGACTTTCTATTATATCTTTTGCGGCAGATAGGACATTAGGAACTGCTTCTTTCAGCGTTGTTGTAAAGCCGCTTACACCTTCGCTAAACTTTTCTTTTGCGCCTTCTGTTCCTGCTATCAATCCTGTCAAGCCATCCATTATACTACCGAGCGAAGGCAAGAACTGGGATACTATATTATTCTTTATTCCTGTCAATGTTCCATTGAACTTTGACATACTATCATTGAAAGCGGCACCAGCGGCCACACCTTCACCTGACATAACCTGTCCCAATGCGTGTGCTTCATCATACATACCTTGTAAGCCGTCTGAACCCGCATTTAGCATTGGTGTTAAGTCATATGCTACCTTACTGCCAAACATCTCTGTTGCGGCAGCGGCTCGTTCGTCTGCGTCCTCAATTGATGCTATTTGTGCTATGGCACTCTGTAAATCAAGGTCGCTACCGCTTTCTTGAAGTTTCTTTGCGGCTTTCTCCATTGTTCCCATACTTACGCCACTCAAATTAGCAGCATAAGACAACTCTTGGTAAGTTTCGGCACTTACGCCCATTCTTTGACTTGCTTTATCAATTACATCTGCGGCTCCTGCTGTTTCCTGTGCCATATTCATTACGCCCACAACAGCACCAGCAGCCGCAGTGCCAACAGCCGCAACAGCCGCACCAGCAACTTTTAAACCAGTTTTTGCCGCTTTGCCAAACTTACTAATACCGCTGGAAGTGTCATTTACTTTTTTCTTGGTGTCATCAAGTGCCTTTGTTGCTTCGCTATTATCAGCAGTTATAGCAATTTTTAGGGCACCTAAATCTATACTTGCCACGCTATCACTTCCTCATTCTATTTCTAAAAGCATCTTTATCAATAGAAGTTTGTTGTAATCGCTCACACTTTTCTAAATACTCTCTACCTTCACTGCTTTTATTCAATTCATCTATCACAGAACATTTCAGCATCATTAGGTAAGTATCAACAGGTAGGTCTAATACTTCAAAGTAATTAAGTCTTGAATAATCCATTACTCGTTTTATATTAGGCATAATGTTATAATCTTCATCTTCTTTTCCTACTGTTGGCAGTGAAGGTATTTTTAGTTTGGGTCTGCTTGTAATTCGTTAATAAAATCACTATATGCGCGAATTATCGCGGTTTTCATAGTCCAATCTAATAAACTATCCAATTCATCCTTGCTAAACTCTTTGCCTTCTGTGTTGCTATTCATAATGATGTATGTTAGTTCATCCATCGCTTCTAATGCCTTATCTTCCTTTACATCCTTCAAAGCCATAAGTTGTATAACACTCTTCTGTGTAGGCTTCTTTATATGGTATTTCTCGCCATCAGGCATAGTAATATCAAGTGTTTGCTTTACAAACAAACTCAAATCAAGTGCTTTACTCATTCTAATTTCCTCCTATCAATAAAGAAGGGGAAGGCTATTTACCTTCCCCAATCGTTTTAGGCACTGTAAGTTTCGGTTAGAATTACCTGTGTGCCTTGGTTGCCATGGGCTACTGCCTTAAACTCTGCGTCAATTACAGCTTCATTATCTGGATTAAAAGCAATAGTTAGACCAGCAGAAGCAGTAGCAACAAGAGTTGCGCGGAAAGTAGCGCCATCGCCTTCATTATGAACGAAACGAATAACATACTTCTTCATCTCGCGTGCGCCATTGCCGCCTAACTTCAAAGTGCGAATGTGGTTAGTGCTATCATCGCTATAAGTGCCAGCCGCAATTAGATTTTTAAGTGTGGCTAAATCCCAAGTTAGGATACCAGACTTAAAAGTAGCCTCTTCACTAATAACATAACGCTTATTAACCTCATTTAAATCATCTTTAATTTCATACTCTTCTGGTGTATATTCTAATGAAGCGCCACCCTTGATAAGTCCAAGACGGTTAGCGTCAATCTCTAATGCGTCATCTTCTGGAATACCAGTAGCGGCGTCATAATCAGCAATATATAGTTTGCCAGAACCTAAAATAATGTTTTCAGTAGTCATATCTTATTCACTCCTACCAGTAATATCAAGGAAAATGTAGTGATGATATTTACATCTTCCGTAATCGTATAAACTGCCGCCACCATTCTGCTCTACCTGTAAAACACTATGTGTTAGTGGTTCATCGCCAAATGTTAGCAGCAGTTGTTTAAGTATCTTTTCTACCGCAAGCGCGGTATCTAATGTTTCCGCAATAACGGATAATTGTATTCTTATCTTATTCACCGCTTTGTTATCGCTTTGCGGGATAACCTGATATAGCACACACTCACCCATATAATCAGTTGTGTATGGGTAAATGTGGCAACCACCCAAGAGGGAAATAAGAGCAGAACTATTATTTAAAATAGCAATAATATCCTCAACCATTCAATATCCCTCCAAAGTAAGAAAGTATTCCCGCCCTATTACTATCAACAGCATCTTGTATAAAAGGTGTAGGTTCAATACCATCTGTGCTTACAAATGTTCCACTCTTGGCATCATAATAAACCCAAGGCACTTGCTTGCGCCCATTACCCATTAGTGCGTGAATGCCTGTGCCTTGATGGGCATATGGCGCATAGTCCAAATTAGAACCTATGTAGCCAACTACACCACCTTCTTCATTTTCTACACTATGTGTTATGCTTGCGCGCAAAGTGCCATCCTGTGAAGGGCAATTAGTTTTTGCGTCTGCTTCTACCGCTAAACAAGCCTGTTCCATTGCGTTTGCTAACGCGGCAGGAAGTCTAATTGCGGTAAAATCACTTAATGCCTGTTCTAATTCGTTGCTATCGGCAGTAATCATAAACTCTCCACCAGCCGCAAATTACATACTTGAATGTTGTGGTGATAGTCGTTATTCACATAGTCAATAGCATAGAAGGTATTACCATCTTTAATTATGTGTGCGGTTGTAATGCGTCCATCGCGGGTTATACCTGTATGTGTGCTGTGTGCCGCCAACACATTCATAACCTGTTGAGTGCTACCATTAGATAGGCTAATAGCCATATCAGTAGTAAATAAAACTTCATATCCATTTCCAACTCTTTCATTCAACGCATTTATAGTTTCATTCTTCGCGCACACCTCAACCAATTTACTTCTGTTGTTAATCATAGTAATTTCATCTTCCTATATGTATTTAGGGCAGCAGTGATGTTTGCGGGATACCCATCAATATAATTGTTAGATACTCCGCTAAAACTCTCACTATTCAAACCTTCGGCACCAAGGCGGTTATACTTTACCAGCACCATTTGTATAATGATTTCATCTGTGCCTTCTGGCACATCATTCCTATTACAGTAGGCTTTGAAATCACTTTGTGCTTGGGAGATAAGGTAATTAAGTAATGTGTTTTTATCTGTTCTACCAATTAGAACCTGTAATATCTCTAACATTACAGTTTCACCACCTTATGTTAATGGGGGAGTAATTCACTCCCCCAAATGATTACTGTGCGGCTTCAACAATCTTACGAGCCTTGGTTCCATCTACAACAGCAACCACATAAGCAGTGCGTAGATAGACGCTGTTAGTGCGTGTATCAGCGTTGCGGTCTTGTTCTACCTCTACATCCTTCTTAACAAAGCACTTTACAGCATCCTTTGTCATAAGTAGAGCATAAGCAGAAGCACCAGCAGCGGGAGTAAGAGCCTTGGTAGCAATTACAGGAATACCCGCGATAGTGCCAACCTGACCATTATAAACTACCTCGCCCATCTGTGCGGCTTTATAATCGTCATCCTTGCGAATATCGCCTTTCCATTCTGGGGAAACAAGTAAGAATAAACCACTTTCATCCTCAATGTTCATATCGGCAATAGCATCAACTACGGCATCATAACCAATAGTAGAACCATTAGCAAATGTAGTAGTGCCAATAGTAGCAGAAGCACCAGTAGAAGCAGCGGCAACTGCGGTATAGAAATCAGCAGTAAGTTTGTTAGCCATTACCTGTGAAGCACCTTGGGTAAGCATATCAACAATCTGTGGGTCTTTCATTACATCTTCATCAGTATAATCATAAGCCTGTTGAACTAACTTTACTGTGTAGTCCTTACCAGTATAAGAAATAGAGCCACGATTTGCGGCAGTATTGCCAACACCTGCGGCTAACTCTTCGGCAGTGCCAGAATAAACATAGGTGTTGATAGTTTTCTTCATTCCCGCGTTTTCCTGTAAATCAGTGTCAATAGTCATTAGACTGCGAGCATTTACAGCAGTAGTAAGAATATCCTTTGCCTGTGCGGCAATAACAGCGTTGTTATATACAGTGTTTGCCATAATTCATCTCTCCTAAATCAGTTTCCAGAAAGTTTCTTAAATAGTTCTGGATTTGTATTGTATAATTCACTCTTTTGCGCCAAAGTAAGTTTCTTAAACTTATCTGGTGTCATTTCATCCGCAGTTATGCCAGTGCCTACCTTGGGAGTGCCAGAAGCCAAACGCTTTTTAACTTCTGCGGCAACCGCATCCTTGAATAACTTATCTAATGTATCAATGCGGCTTTGGGCTTCTTTTACATCCTCCCCTATCTCTATAAGGTCGGCAAACTGTGGGTTGAGATTGCGCGCGGTAAGCACCTTTACAATCTCGCTTTTGTTTTGAAGAAGCTGGTAATCTCTTAATTTCTCTTCTAACTCTTGAATACGCATATCCTTTTCCGCAACACCCCGAGCCTGTTCGTCTAACTTTGAAAGGGATAGTTCCTTTTCGTATTTAGCCCGCTGCTTTTTTAGGGCGCTGCTTACTCTGCGGTCTGCCTCCTGTTGTAGAAGGTTCATTACCTCTTCTTCTGTATAAGTCTTTACTTCCTGCTCCTGCTGCTCCTGATTACCAGTTTCAACAGTAGTAGTAATATTGGTATCTTCATTCATATTTCATTTCCCCTATATCGTAAGTTTTGCGGCAAACCGCAACCCTTGTAATAAATAAGTGAGTTCCCTAATAGCCCTCACATATAAAAAGTGCCAGAAGGCACGAATTATTTTAATTCCACTACTGGTATGTAGCAGCAGCGGCAATTGGGATGAACTGGAAGTAGTGGAACACTATCGGTATCATAAATACCTTTTAGTTCCGCGCACTCTTCGCAACAATCATCTTCTGGATAAAACTCAATTTGTTCTACACCAGCCGCTTTATAACTATCTTTTGCGGCTTGGTTATATATGTGGTTTGCTTCTGTTCTTATTAGTCGGTCTGCGTTATGATAAGCAACCCTAAAATCAGTTGCTAACGCTTCTTTAATTTTGTTTGGTGATTTCCCCAAACAGATAAGGTCTTGTAAGTCTTTCTCTATTCTTCCCGCTAATACATTACTGTTGCTACCAATGCGGTTAGCAACAGAATTACCACCCCAAACCTTTTCACTATACTTTACATCATTCCAAGTAGCGTTTAGTATCTGCTGTGTTTGTTCTTCACTACGCACACCAAACTTGCCATCTTTCCTAAACTCACGCAAAGTAAGACCAACAGTATCTTGATATACTCTATTTGCGATTTCATCTATATCTTCTGTTTGTAGTCGCCCAACAGCATTAGTAGATTTTTCTATTTGTTCCTTCAACTTCGACCATTTAACCATCTGCCATAGTTCAGTGCGGGTTGGTGTGTAGCCTGCTTCTAAATCCCCTAAAAGGCTCTCTAAACGCAATTCAATTATCTTATGTGCTTGGTTGAAGTATGCGGCTTGACGCTTTGTATAGGTCGCCGCAAGCCTTTCCGCGTTATTCTGGTTGGCTAATGCCCTCTTCACCCAATAATTCATTGTTATTCACCTGTTGAATATCGTAGTCATTATAACCCGCGTTCTGTTCCTGCTCTATACGCTCCATTTCTTTTGTAGCATCAATATCAATAGGCAACATATTGATTTGTGTTTCATTAGATAGTAAGTGTCCTACCTTGTTTAGCACATCGGCAACTTCAATTAGGTTAGAAGGAATGTTGCGGTTAAATGTGATTTCAATAGCACGATAATCATATTTTGTGCCAGTAAGTGCAAGTATTTGACAGATAAGTTCTAATCTGCGTTGTAGCCCTTTCTTATACTCGCCTTCCTTCGCGGCTGTTTTATTCTCCAATCCAAGCAACTTGTATTTGATAGCAACACCAGAAGCATTAGCCGCAAAGTTTTCATCAGTAAGGTTAGGGCATGCACTAAACTTATGGATTGCGTTTTCTAATCTGTTCTTCTGGTTTTCAATGTAGGTATCATTTAGGTTTTTGATTAACCATTCCGCTTTGCCATCTGCGGGAAGAAGCATAACCCTTTGTTCCTTCATCGCGGCAATATCTTCCGCATCTGTTCCACCCATTCCAGTAAGCATTAAATATGCATCGCTAAAATAATCCATCTCATTCACGCCATCACTTGTAATTACATCGTAGGCATCAATCAAAGAAAGAACAGGTTCAAAATCTCCTATCTGTTCCTCATTGTTTTTGTAGATGGAAATTGGAACCATACCAAATGCGTGTTGTTCCTCACTCACAAGAGTAAGAGCAGATAAATCACGCCTAAACAGTTGGTGATATGTGCGGCTAAACACTTCAACAAATTGTGTAGTGTTTCCAGTCAATATATCTTCATCATCAAATGTGCGGATGAAATATAGAAGTTCTGCTTCTATGGTATCATCATAGATAGGAATTGCGGTTGTTGGGTCTAACTTCTGGAAACGAATGTTTCCATCTTCATCAATATACAACTGTTCGTAAGCAACGCCATAAATACTTTGGTCTTTCGCAATCGCGGTATTCTCTGCGTTTTCATCGTTGTATTCGTTAATTAGTTCTATCTCTTCCAACATAGCATCATCATTAGAAGAATAACTTATAGGCTCTCCCGCAAAGTATCCAACCATTTGTGTTGTAATGTAGTTAGCAAAAGGTGATACAATTCTATGGTTTGGCTTTGAAGCATCATTGAATGTGCGCTTCAATATGTTATGTTCGCCGCAATAGTAGTTGTATAACATTTGCTTGCGGGATACCTCTTTACTGTTTTTCTCTATGTATTTGACTATGCGGTCAGTGGTAAGTGGTGTATCCACTGGTAATCTAAACAATGTTATCACTTCCTCATAAACCCAAGACGGATTTACTCATAGTATGTAATCTCTCGTTATGCTCCAAGCACTGTAATGAATAGCGCAAAGCGTCCAAGAGATGGTTATAGGCATCAATAGGTTTGTTGATATACTCACCATTTTTATCTTTCGTCCAAGAGTAGTTTTGTAGTTCTACTATCAGGTTTTCGCATCGCGGTAAGACAACCAACTTGTATTGTTGTAGCCGCTGAATACCTTGAAGAATGGAACCAGAACCTTTTGTTGCGGCTCTAATGCGCGGAACCCCTTCCCGCCTGATTTCCTCTATACTCTTTTGTTCCGCACTATCGGCAACAATGATTTCCTTGGATAATCCCTTATACCGTATTGTCTGCGCTATCTCGTCATTTAGCATACCCTTCTTATAGACTTCATCCACAACATAGATAACGCGGTTTTCCTCGTCTATCCTGCTGATGATTAGAGCAGAAGGGTCATTGATATAGCCAAAGTCCAAACCGATTAGTAGAGGAAGGTTAGAAGGTATTGCGGCTTCGCGCACTTCCCAATTGGTAAAGACAAGTTTATCAAGTGTGGCGAAGTCGCCATTTGCGTAAATGCGCCAATAGGTGTAGTTTGTTTCTTTCATCTGTTCCAAGGTTTGGATGTAATCAGCGGGAAGAAACTTATTATCAAGGTATGTGGTTTTTAGGATGAATGTATCTGTGCGTTCTGTTGGTGTTGCGAACCAGCGTTTAAACACCCAATTAGTTTTAGATACAGGGTTGAATGAGAAAATCATTTGTAGGTTTGCGGCAGTAGCACGCAAACGCAAATCCAACTGTTCTACATCGTTTAATAATAGTTCGGTTGCTTCTTCACACCATATATCAGTGATACCAACAATAGATTTGATTTTCTCGCTTTCATCCATTCCTTTAAAGATAAAGGAACTACCATTATCCAATTCAATAGTAAAGGTAGATTTGTTTATCTTACAGTGCGGCAGAACCTTGAACTTGGTAAGTGTATCAAGTATGAGTTGCCAACAACTATCTTTCATAGTAGCCATAACCTTACGAACTACTAATACTTTGCGTTGTTGTGTCAATGCCTTTATAACTAACTTCTGTGCTACAAATACTGATTTACCAGAACCAGCACCATTTAGCCGCCATAGTAAATCTCATATCTGCGGGAGTAGTCCATTAGATAAGGATAGTAAGCGTCATTGAATAGTTTGCGGCTTACTTTTAGATTATACTGTGGCATAGCATCACCACCTTATTCATCAACTACAATAGTATAGGTGGTAGTAGCATCAATATCAATCTTCTTTGCGGCAGCATAACCAGCCGCGTCTAACGCATATTTAGTTGCTTGAAAACTGCCTTCATCAATCTGTTTTTCCAGTGCGGCAACTGCTTTTGCTTCTAATGCGGCAAAGCGTTCCTTACACAAGGTATGGTATCTCTCCATAAAATCAGGCATTTGGCGATATTTCCAGAAGGTGGTAGAACCAATTCCCGCCATCTTTGCTATATCGTCAAGAGGAACATTAGGATTATTCACCCACATTTGTAGTGCCTTTTCCTTTCGGGCTTCATATGCGGCTTTTGTATCTGGCATATTATTCACCCCTTACTTCTTTGATTAGTTGCCGCAATTCCTTATACTTTTGTAAGTATGCGTGTAAGTCTGTATCATTACGATATGCGGCAATAGCGGCATCAACCGCTTCACATTCAGGGAACACCATACTACATAGTGTTCCCTTTTCATCACATTCAACTTCTACATCAGGTTCAAAGTTAGTGTTTAACATAATGTAGGCGGCAAGGTTCAAACTGAATATACGCTTCATTCATCCCCACCACCGTGCTTTTCAGCTACACAAGCAACCATTAGGACACCTAACAAACCGCATCCAAGTAAGAACCATAAACCACGAAAAAGTGTGTCAAAAATAAAAGTTAAAATAGCCATAGTTTATTCCTCCTTCTGTTTTGTTTGTTCCAATTTGCGTAGTAGTTTCTTACACTCCGCAATATCCCACCTTATTTCAGTAAGTAAATCATAGATTTCTTTATTCCCAATCATCGGTTGTTTCCTCCTTCTGTAATTCAAAAGTGTGCGCGATTAAACCTAACTGTTCTGCTTTCATCAGCGGCAGCAAGTAAGCATCACCCCAACAACTATCGCTTCTGTTATACCATCTGCGGTAGTTGCTATTCTTTTGTATGATTTCTTTGTTGAAGTCAATGATATAGCCTTTTGCCGCACTACTATCATAGAATAGAATGTATTCAGCTTCGCACTTGCGGAACCATCCGTCATAGTATCCAGTAGTGCGGTCAAAGCCTACTTCAAAGAATAGGTTGTTGGTTTGGTTTATCCTACTATCGGTTTTTACTTCAAGAGTTGTGGTTTTGCCATTCTTGCTAACTTCAAAGTCAGTGTCAATGGCTTGCCAGTCCAAATCTTCTGTGTGGTTAATTACTGTGTTGCCGCGAGTTGTTAGGTAGTCGCATACCAAATCTTCTGTTTTCTTGCCAACAGCAAGTAATGTATTGAAATTATCCATTGTTTCACCTTCAAAGCAGTATTTGCGGTTTCCCGCCATAGCATAAGTAATAGAAGTGCGGGAAACATTGGGTTTTTTCTCCACTCCCCTACATTTTTTTGTAGAAAAATGGGCGAATGCTTTGTTAGCACTCGCCCAACTACTGCTTTGTAGTGTTTGAATAATATAATTTGTTGAAAGTATACAATCGCCGCGGCACCATCGCCGCTACAAGGCTTGGAAGTAAAGGTTGAAGTTTCCTTACACTTCTTCCTTTACTATTCCTTTGTTGCCCTAAAAGAAAGGTAATGGTGTGCGGCAAACACTACCTTTTTGCCGCTACCAATTATTCTTACTCTATATCTTTCATATGATATATTGTTAATTCATCATTCTTATCTAAATACATATATGTGCCGCTGTTCCTCTCTGGATTATAAAACCATTGTTCATTATGTCCTTCACATATTATTCCATATGGGGCATCAGTAAGCAAATTAACCTGCTTCAATAGTTCAAATACTTTCCTATCGCGTTCTAAATCAATAAACATAATAGTTTTCCTCCTTCAAATTACCTACAATAGATATTCATTAGTTCATTTAGTTTTGCGGTCAAACCTGATTGTAATTGCGGATTTCCCATTACTTCAACATTACCAACAACTTCTTCATAATAGAAGTCATCAATCATATTGTTTCTTGTCTTTTTTACATCAGTGCTTTCCAACTTACTTACCAATTCTTCCAACTTTTGTTTCCAAAAGTCCCCGCCGCTTGCGGCGGGAAGAGCCGAGCGAAGCGAGGCGATACTTTTATTTTTATTTATTATTGTATTATCTGTATTATTTCTCTGGGGATTTTCCCTATACGGTGTGGGGTTTTTCCCTACACGCGTATTGGGTTTTTCCTTATACGCGTATGGGGTTTTTCCCAACACGGAAAAATCTTGCTCGTTTTCCCGTGTGGGGTTTTTCCCTACACGCGGGAACTCGTGAAAGAAGTAGATATTACTACCTTCATCTTTCGGCACAAGATAACCATACTCAACTAATTTGTTGAACGCACTCCTATACGCATCTGGTTTCATTCCCCATTCTTTTTCAATAGCGGCTGGGGATAAGTCCCAACTATAACCATCTTGGTTCTTCTGGAAATACATATACAAGCAGAAGCCGCCATAACCACAATTCCTAATAACATCTGGTGCGGCTTCTATACTAAACATACCATAGATATGTTCTGTGTCTCTAATACGCTCACCGTGTGGTGGCATAACTACTTTTCTCTGGTTTGGAACACTTGCCATAATTCTCTACCTCCACAAATATATTAGTTATCCCGCAAAGTATTCATCTAATGCGGCTTGTAGTTCTGGTGTTAGTTCAAATACCCAATTATTGAAGTTTGGTTTCTTCAAGTCAGGAACTTGTCTAACATAGGTAAATCCCCTATTGGTTAGATAAGTCGCAATCTTCAAACTATACACTCTGTAATACTTCTTCTCCATAAATACTACCTCCGCAAATTATTTGGGCTTCTGCCCTTCACCTATATGTAAAAATGCTAATAGCACTCTTATACATTTTTGTCCCTAAAAATAAAAAAGGGATGGGGTGTTTCCACCCCATACTCATATGGCTGTTTGGGATTTCCACTTCCCATAAGAATAGTAGTAAGCCCACAAGAATTATTGTGCTTTTTCTTCCTGTTCTACAATTCTTTTTGCTTCAAAAAAGTCCTTCACAATATCATAAACATCATTATAAAACATATCCTCTAACCATTCAGTAATTCTTTTTTCGCTATAATCAAAGTGTTTGCGGTATTTATCTATTCCAAGGCAGAAGATAGCATCCATTACTTCTTCCCATCCATAATCTTCTGCCAGACTATCAAAATCATAAATAGTTGAGTTTCTTACTGCTTCAATAACTTCTTCCCGCACATTCTCATATTCAAACACAATTCGCATAATACATTATTCCTTTCTCATAGTCATTCAACATTAACCGCATAACATATTATAGAAAACCAAAGTTGGTTTTTTCTCATAGTAGCAATGGTCTAATCCCATCATTTGATAATAAATAGTCCAATAGGCATCTTCAAGAAAACCTTCTACTTCTTCATCGGAACCTTCTCCATTACAACGGATGGAAACATACCAATCATCATCCATACGAAACCCAGTTAGGTTATTATCAAAAAAACAATATCCATCATCACCATTCGCTGTATAAGTGCCGCAGTCCTCTCCATCCTCAGATACATCGTATTCTCTAAGCAAATCGGGGTCGATATTCATTTTATAAATGCGAAAATACCAACTCTTTTCCTGCGTGAAATCGTAAATCTTCCTTGTCAGACCATTCCTAATTTCCATAATACATTATTCCTTTCCAGAAGGTGGTAATTATTTTTTTTCTTTCCCTCACCTTCTGTAATAATTATACTATAATTTCTGTCCATACTCAAATGTTTGGGAGTTGGATTTCTGCTTCAAACATTTGGCTTGCGGGAACTCATAGTTGCTAAACCATCTTTGCCAAATGTTCTACCAATCTCATAGTCATTCAACGCTTCTTTCAACTCTTTGTTCCAAAGAAAGTAATCATCACCAACTATGGGTGTTATACCTCTATCCAGCAGAAACAACTTTTGCCGCTCATTCATCACTAACCTACATTTTGTCATAACCTCACCTTCTGTTGTATTTACCATTTCTTAACATTATTATACCTCAAATCCTGTTAGAAGTCAAATACTTGCCTATTGTCAAACATTTAACATTATGCTATACTATCTACAATCACAAGCCGTAAGCGGCAGAAGGGAAGGTATCACTATGGCAATTGACCTCACCAATCAAGAAGCATTGCGGAAACTCACCCTTGAAGATTTGGTAGCAGACGCAGTAGAGAAACAAGACATTGATGCCTTGCGTTTCTTGGAAGATGAAGCAAGCCAGACTGATAAGCGAACTAACAAGAAAACTGGTGTTGAATATGAAGTCCCGCGTTCAATAGTCTCTATTCGAGCAAAGTATCTGCGTGATTATTGCGGCTATACTCCCAAGAGACCAGACGCAAGCAAGAGCAAAGAGAAGAAGAAAGCAGAGCGTGCGGAAAAGCGTGCTAACCTGTTCGAACAAGCATTTAAGGACATTAAGAAGGCGAAGAAAAAGTGAAGAATATACCGCAACTCCACTTGCTTGTTTATCAGCGAATGTATAAACAAGATAGGCACAAGAACAAACCACCATTTGAAGAATGGTTGCTTGATAAACTCTATGCCTTTATTATGGATTTCGCGGATGATGAATACTTGGATTATATGGATAATCTCATAGATGATAAGTATATCAAGTATCCAGAAGTAAAAAAGGCATATGATGAGTTTTATGGAGACATTGACGCAAAATAATAAAATGGCTTGCGGCAACAACCGCAAGCCATATACTGTTCTACTTAATCTTGTGCGTTCTACTGGTTTTCCTTTTGATATTGTCAAGCGGAGAGTAGTTATCATAATCCTGCTTCAAATCTTCCAAGAACAGATTAACATACTTTCGCGTCATATCCAAAGTAGAATGCCCGAGTATCTTTTGAAGCCTAAACACATCGCCGCTATTCATCAGGAACAGTTTAGCGTAGGTGTGCCGAAACAAATGGATACTCGTTTTATCAACATCCCTACTCTTATTGTAGGCGGCAATACTGCTTTTAAGTGCGGGAACAGTTAGCGGCAAATCCCCTACATTAGGAAACAAGTAGTCAGTAGGCAGTGCTTCACTCCTATACTTCTTAATGTATTCGGTAAGACAGTTGGCAAGAGCAGTAGATAAAGGCAATGTCATACCCTTATTGGTTTTAGTGCGGTTAATGTATATCTCTTTTCGCGCAAAGTTAATATCACCAATCAACACTGCTACCACTGTGCCCGCTCTATTGCCAGTAGCCAAAATCCAGTTAATTACCGCCCAACTACGCCACTCCACAAAAGAAGCAGTGCGGGAAGGGTGCCGCAACAACCTCTCTAATTCATCATCAGTATAAACTTCCTTCACTGTCTCTTGGACTGTTAGCAACTTAATCTTGAACTGCTCCACATACTTATGCTCCATACACCAGTAAAGGAAGGAGCGTAGGTGCCGCAGATAAGAGTTGATGGAAGTAGGCTTAATCTCTTCCAGAAGGTGAGTAGAGAATGAGTAGATGTATGAAGCATCAACATCTTTTGCCGCAAGACTATACCCACTCTTCTCCAAGTAGTCGTGCCACTTATCATAAGAGTAGGTGTAGGCGGCAATGGTCGTCGCACTCTTATTCACTGCCTGTTTCTCGGTTAAGAATGCTTCAAAGCATTCATCCAAAGTCAGTGCGTCATCCTTCTTTGCCTTAATCTTAACCTTCAAACCCATACTAACAATCCTCCTTGAAATGATTATAGCAGGGTTTAAAGGCGTAGTCAAGGTAAGAAAAATTGTTGCTTAAACCTTGAAAAATCCCACCAAGATTTAAGCAACAAAAAAACTGTAAAGAAATAGTAAAGTCGTTGCCGCACAGGCAAACCAGCGTTTTCAACTATTGCCGCCAATCATCTTAAATCAAAGATTTAAGTAATTGAATTGGATTGCGGCAACCACTGGAAACACAGGATTTTGCTTAAATCTTTTTGGCTCCTGTTGCTTAAACCTTGGTTTTAAACCCTTCCTATGATTTGAGTATAGCACCAAAGCGGCAATTTGTCAATCCTTCTTACCCAATTCAACCAACTTACTCTCGCAATCCTCAAACTTATTCTCCATTCGCTCTAATGTTGAAGTAATAGTAGCCAAGTTTCTACCATACTCGGTAAGTGCTTTATTGTTCTCGCTAACCATTTCCTGATACTTGGCTTCACGCTCTTTGTTCTCGTCCATTATGCGCTCAACAAAGCGCCAAAGGAACCAGCCCAAACCAATAACGCAAGCAATAGGAAAGCCCAAGGATTGAATTATATTTATTACTGCGTCCATCTCCTATTACCCTCCTATGGTTCTACTTCTATTTCTTCCCATTCCAATACATCATTGTGTGTTAGTGGCGCAACTGCTTGCCATTTGCCGCCATCATACACAAACATCTCAACCTCAATTTGATTACCTGATACTTTGTAGGTAATACTATGTAGGTATTCATATTCTACTGTAATGGTAAAATTACTCCAAGAGACAATATAGTTTCTGCTGTAATAGTGTCCATTATCCATCTGCTTGTATGTGGTGTTCGCATCATACATAATGAATGTTAGGCAACCAGACTTTGCGCCATACATCCACTCTTCCAATGCCGCAAAAGTTTCTGCGTCTGTATCTGCGGTTATAGTGCGGCGAACAGTAGAGCCGCTAATCAAATTACCAATACTAATTGTGGCATCTTGTGTAGAGCCAAACGCCAAATGTAAATACTTACTCCTATCATCGCCAGCAGGAAGATTGATTTTCATTTGAAGCGTGATACTCTTTATCTTTATGCGGTCATTATTGAATAGCGGCAAATATGCTTCATTGAACCAACAAAGACTTGCGTATTTTACTGGTGTGCTTGTGCTTTTGCTTTTGTAGTTTCCTAACTTGTTTCCATAGTCTTTCCAGTTATAACCAGTCAAATCAAAGTCTGGATATACAATAATATCGCTATCACCTGATACTGCTATTTCTTCTGTCAAAGGTGTTATGGTGAATGTTCTGCTAAATGTTCCCATTCAAAACACCCCCATTAGGTAATAGGTTTCAACCATATATTTGTTGTAGTCCAATCAGGTTCTTCCGCACTATAAACAATTCCAAGATTGATTAGTGCCTGTGAAGTGCTGCTTGAACCAGTGCCACCCTTGCTAACTGGTAATATACCATTAACATCACTTACAGAATGTGTGTGGCTATAATCCGCATACACTAATGAATGTGTGTGGTTTGCGGCAGCGGCTCCAATGTTTGCGGGAGTAATACCAAGATTTGAGCGTGCGGTTGCCGCGTTTGTGGCACCTGTGCCGCCACGACTTACAGCAACAGAACCAGTAGTAATATCACTGCCGCTATGTGTGTGGCTTACATTCGCCTTTGAAGATAGTTGGGCTGTAATCGCGGCAATTTGGTTATTCATCTCTACGCTATTGTAGGTGAAAACTCTCGCATCTGTAAGAGTAAGAACATTGTTGTTATTTACAATTGTGTATAATGGTATCTGCTTCATAGTATCAGTGTATGTTGGTGTAGTGCCAGTAATGTAGGTAATACCCATTGTGCGGTTTGCTATATTACACTCCGCTACAAGAGTATATGTAGCTG